TGAGTCGGGGTTACGAAGGTCGGAACGCATTTCGTGCATTTCGTTGTCCATTCGTTCCATCTTGGTAATGAGAGCGTTCATCAGTCGCATGACCGCGCTGTCTTCCTGCGGTTCTTCGGTCATACTGGTCCCTCTCTTCTCATGCGTCCGGGGTCATCGCGAGGGGTAACTTCAACATTACTCAACTCGTCTCCGATAATCTGCCCCAAATCCGATTCTTCCGAAGAACTACCCCGCCCGTAATACTCATCCTCGGAACCGGGGAACTGTTCTTCCAGTTCCGCTTGGAATTGTACAATTTCCGCCGCCATGTCATCTAAACCGAGTTCTTCGGCAGCGGTGGTAGCGATACTCAAACCACGATGCAGGTCTTGAACCTCGGAAGGGTGCTCTTTATCCCCCTCTTCGGGTTCATCCCACGGACCGTCGAACGCCCCTGTCTCTTCAAGAGTAGGGACTTTGTCCATACCCTGTTTGAGAATCATCGAACCTGTTTGCCCGACCTTCTGCGGTTGACCGACAAACACAGTGTGGTTCATCGCGCTCGCTTCACCACCGACTACGCGTCGCATTGTATCACAGCCTTTGTCCGGGCGAGTGTTGAGGCTTCATGATTGAGCCGACACGAGCCGGCATAATTGTTCCCTTGAGTAATTCGTCGCGGTTAGCGACATCTATTACTTGTTCAGTCTCGTTGAATTGGCGTACAGGGGCACCACCAGCGAAAATGTCGTTGGGGCCAAGCGGTGCGTTCTCCTTGATGACCGACTTGTAAATACTTGACACATCATCAGCGAGGTAATCACTCGTGCGATTGATGCTGCGTAGCAACTGCTGTGCGGACACTAAATCCTCGTTCTTCAGCGCGTCCTTAACGGCTTCTAAATCAGTCTCCAACTTGCGGAGCATTGGGTCAATCTTGATAATCGCGTCACTCGTCATCCTTACACCCCACGCGCCTTAATATATTGAACCTATCGCCCGAACCCGGATTCCTTCTGTTTACCGTTTACACCGGCATGAGCGTTATCAATTGAGTCGAGAGCCTGCTCGATTGGGGTCTTTTCCGACCCGCGTTGTTTCTTCTTACCGCCGGTCGGATGACCTGTCAAACCTTGTACTTCCTCGACAGGCGAAGGGCCACGGTCGCGCAGTCCTTGTGATTCCCCAAGACCGGCCATCGGCTCACCCATTTGGATAGGCATACCACCCGGAGGCATTCCGCGAGGCGGCATCCCGCCCGGAGGCATTCCACCCATCGGTGCTCCGCCCACTCTCGGGTGAGCCATCATCGCACCGGGCGCACCCATTGAACCGGCAGGCGCACCCATCGGGGCACCACCGGGCATTCCACCGGGCATACCGCCGGGCATACCGCCGGGCATACCACCCGGCATTCCACCGGGAGGCTTACCACCCGGAGGAGGCGCAGCACCGGGCGGAACCGGCTCGGGTTTCTTGTAGATGAATCGAATATCACGCGCCGCGTCTTCCTTGAGTTCCGGCTGGAACCCGAGTTGGGTCATTCGTTGTGCCACATTGACCTCCATCTCGTCACGACGCAATCGTGTGACATCGTCTTCCTCCTCGTTAGGATAAAGCGTCACCTTCCAATCAGTAACACCCATCTCTTCAAGCATCCGCGGGAACAGGTCACGGGCGTATATTTTCTGCCCGAACTCGACTGCGCGATTAGTAACGAGAATCTGCATCCCTTCGTTGTTCAGTCCGCCACCCTTACCGGTGTCCATCATGAAAATGTTGGAGACGCCATAAAACGAAGCGATGCGCATTCGTACTTCGTCGCGAACCTGCGCGTATTGCATCTCTTCCATGCTGTCCATGAACCGAACGAACTCGACCTTGCCTCGACCGGTAGCCGATTCAATGCCGACTTTCGGGATATAGTGCGGGTCACGCTCCATTTTCTCTTCCGCGCCTTTCCAAAACGATGCGGTAGACTGAATGTTGTCAGTAGTGATAGCGAGAATCCCGCGAGGGATTCGACGCTTTGAATACGCGAGATACATGTAGTTGTCCATAGCAGCAAGCGTCATCGCTTGTCGCCACATTGTAGCAACCGGTGAACGCCCGTAGAGTTTGGACGGATTGAACTTAGAAATATGAATCACCTCACCTTCCAAATAATACTGGGTCTTGCCTGCTCCGGCGCTGTTGACAAACCAAACATCCTGCAAAGGCAGGTTACACCGTTCACAATTGACATGCTCGTCAGTATGCGGATAGGTCTTGTCGCGGCAAGCGGCGCGAGTACAAATGAGCCAGCGGCCGCCTCGCACTCCACGCTTGTCAGCCACGAGTCGCATGAAAGTAGGGTCAGCGCGCATCATGCTCTTCACGCGGAAGAACTCGATGTCGCCCGATTTCTCGTCCACGAAGTATTCCTTCTGCAACACGAGGAACGCATCGTCCACGATATCCAAATCCCATTCGACTTCGCGCATCACATCCATGAACGACTGGTCTTGCTCGTTGCGTTGCTTGAGCAACCACTTAGGGTAAATGACTTGGTCGACATCGGGGTCTTGCACTTCACCGCCGCACAACTCGCATTCCATAACATCGTGCTTGAACTCTTCTTCGCACTCGCCGCACTTCTTGTGAAAACCCTTCTCCCAGTAATACCCGCGCCGAAAAATCTCTTGCGCGAGCGTATTGATTGTAGTTCGTAGGATAATTGATTCTTGGACGGTAGCGTACAGCGCAGGGATAGTGACACCCTGCACGAGCACCGGTTCTTGAATACCTGCCTTCCAAAGCGGCATCATCGGTTCGGGTGTGGCCGAACGCCGGAACGGTTTAGCGAGCGCGCCGAGGAACCGACCGATTCGGCTTTTCTCTTCATCCGGCATTCTCTTCGCCTCCTAATAACGACTGAATCACTTTCAACGCCTCTTTCATGCCGTGCTCATGACCTTCATCGTCCTGCGGTCCGTCATATTCGGTACCGGGGTCGTCGTCCACCGGCGAATCGGACTTCTTCGGCTTGACGGTAATACGCATGACTGCGATTCCCTTTGGCTTGTGTGTCATCACAATACCCCCATCAATCGCTCGGCTTCGGCACCGAGCAGCGTCAATTCCGGGTCGCGCGTCGCCCACTTCTCCACCGTCTCCACATCTACGCCCCATTCTGCGAGTAGGTCATCAGCCTTTGTGTCTTTCCAATTCTCCCATTTCACAACTCGTTGAAGTTCAGTCTTGCGAGCCTTAGCCACCGATTCGCGTCCGAGTCCTAAGAGTTCAAGCACAGCGTGGGCCTGTTGCTTTTTCAAACACAGGTGGGGTTCGACCCCTTTCAACAACTTGTGTAAGTCGTCTTTTGAATAGAACTGGAGCCGGTGCTGGCTACGCCGACTGTTCTTGTGAATCTTGAGGTCAAGTTGCAGCACACCGCAACCGAGAGTCTTGTGTAGGTTCTCGCAATGCACACGACCGCGAGCACCGGTGGCTATGATTCCAGCACGCGGCTCACCGCGCTTCGTGATTGTGATATAACCGTCAGCGTCGATAAATCCAGCAGCGTACGCCCACGGGTCTTTGACGAAAATGGTACCATCGCTGCGCAATAACGACCATTGTCCTCTCGACGCCTTCACGATGTTGAAATCCTCACCGTAGGTCTTGAGCAGCGCACCGAGTTGTGAAGTAGTAATGTAACGGTTACCGACCGCTTCGCAAATGGTACGAGTCGGTAGCATGCCTCTCTCGGCGATGACCTGCGCGGCCTTCGTCAGCGAAGCAGCCTCGTTCTTGGACAAGTTGTCGACTTGGTGCAGGGTGTTCTTCCACTGTTTTCGCGCGTCTTTGCGCAACTGTACAGCCTCAAGCCACTCGGATTGTTCGACTGACCCCCATTCCTCCTCATGTTTGTTCAACCGTTCAATCGTGTCATCAGCACGCTCCCACATCAAACACGCCTGTCGGAGAGACACTTCTCTCGGGTTAGCATATTTCCGTAACGCTGTCAAATCGCGGTCGGACAACCCGAGTTCGCGCATGGCGCCCAAATGCCCTTCAGCCCACGGAATCGACTTGATGGTCGAATCAACCTCCATGCGCTTAACGAGCCGTACTGCGTCAATCGCGTCGTCAATATCGGGCTTGAACTCCTTGTTGACGCGACGCGCTCGCCGCAAATCCTTGACGAGAGTCTCCGCTCCGCGCCCGAAATAAGTCTCAAACCACCCGTCGCCACTATCGGGGAACGACATTGCGATTTGCCCGGTAGGAGCCGCGCCGCCTTGACCCATCGCTCCAGCAGTCTGCATCAGTCGTTGTCGCCGGCGTTCTTCGTCTCGCGGGTCGACCCAACCTTCGTTCGGTTTGGGGTTAAGAGTACCATGTCCACCGGCATCACGAACTGGATGGTCGCCGATTGCGCCGGGCGCAACAGATTCGCCGGCCTTAGCGAAGTTCGGGTGTTGCGCGAGTTCCTTGACGATGGCGGCGAGTTCGGGAGTCAAACCGGACACAGGCGCGTCGTATTCGTCACCAACCAAAACGCTACCCCAACTCAATCAATTCATCTCCTCTTGCCAACTTGGGGCGTGAGTCTGCGCCAAATCATCCCCAGCCGCCCCACGCTCAATCGCATTAGACACAGCAGTCCAACCCTCTTCACCGAGCGTTCGGTTGACGAACTCTTCCCAGTCTTCCTGCTCACGCATCCGCTTCTGTTGCTGGAACCAATCGGGGCCGCCTTCGGACTCGGGGCGAGCGACTTGCGCCCATTTGTTCGCCCACTCGGGGTCTTTATCCAATGTGTCGTGAGAACCCGGTGAAGCGTCTTTCGCCGCTTGAAGAGCGAGACGCTGGGCTATCGGGTGTATCGCCTGCGATTCGTTACCCGGCCCCGTGTATGTATTGTAATCAACTCGTTGCGCAGGGTCTCCTTTCAGCATACACCAAGCCGCTTCAATCGCTAAAATCAATCAATCAACCCCACCATCAAATCGTCCAAATCTATGAGCCTCTCGCGGAACTCCGTGGTCGCCCAATGCGCAAGCGCCAGTGCGATAACCAAGTCGTCGTGTCGGCCGATAGACTCAAGTCTGCCGGTGCGCGACATACCGAACATCAGTAGTTCATTCTCAATAACATGAGTGAGGTTACGACTCTCTTCATCAGCGTACGGCATTTTCATCTGCTCGCGCTCGTATTTCAGCACAAGACCCATCAACAGCGATTCGCGTTTAGTCTTAGATGACACGAAAGTCTTGATTGGTAGGTCTGTATTAGCCCGCAGTTCGGTAGCGAATACGCGCTGAAAATGGTTCGCTTCAAGTTCTATCACTTCCGGTTTGAACTTCGCGTTCAATCGCTGAATCTCCATGATTTGCGTTCGGAAATCCATACCCTTACGCCGAACACAGTGAGCGATTTCAAGGATGGGTGAGTCTTCGGGTTGACGCAATACCAACATCACGGTATAATCCGCGCTACGCTCCGAAGAAATCGCCGGGTCCCAGCCGATGAAATACTGCGAATCGTCGTCACCCTCCGGTCTTCTGTTCATCAAACACATACCGCGGTCGCGACACGGTTGCAGGACGGCTGTCGGGAAAAGACTGCTCGCGTCGTCAATCGGTTCGCACAGGTACTCACGAGTGAACGCTACTGCTGGCATATCCTTTCGGCGCGCGTCGAGCGCTTCCAAATCCCAGCGTTCCGGCCACAACGGCTCGCCCCGTTCATTCAGCGCAGGATAAGTCTCAACGAGATACCCGTCCTTGCTCTCAAGTTCGGTGTAAAGGTCAGTAGGAGTGAACGGTGTCCCGACAATCATCAGTTTGCCGGTGTGGTGAAGAGTAGGAATCATGACTTCGTAGTACCAAGTCGCGACCTTTTTCAGTTCGGTGTCGGTGGTACCCCACAGAATATCGTCGCATAGGATGATGTCCGGGTGAGCACCACGCACCGCGCCACCGACCGACTTCGCGGTGATACGCGACCCGTTGGTGAACCCGAAGTAGGTCTTAGCCCACGCGTCGTTTGAGCGCAGGTGTCGCAGAATCGGGGTCATTTGTATCATTTCGTCAATGAATCGCATGTGGCGAATCGTTTGGTCGAGAGAGTGAGAGAAAATGATGGCGTCAGTACGCGGCACGAACGCGACATTCCATAGAAGGTATGAGAGGAACAGGACAGACTTGCCGTGGTCTCGCGCCGCTTTGACACAATACCGGTCATGCGTGTCGAGGTTGTTGACCCATGCGGCGTGGTGGTCTGCAAGTTGCCAACCGAGAATGTCTTGAAAAAAGAACGCGAAATCCTTTTTGCTCATTTCCCAGTCTATCTCAAGGACCGGGTCATCAAAATCGGGCACACGAAATCACGCGCCTCTCAACATCCGCCACGCGGCATCGAACGGTTGCGATTTGTCTATACCCATAGCACGCCGACCGGATTTCCAACTCCCTGTCTGCCAATGCTTCACACCACCACGCTCGGGGTCCCACGCTCCTCTTCCCATAGCATCATACACCGCTTGTTGTTGAGCAGGGTCAACTTGCTTCCACCGCGTCTGTGCGCCGGCCGGTAATGACTCAAACTGCTCTTCAGTGAACCCGGCATAACCCGGCCCCTCTTGTTGCGGTAGTGTCAATTGCTGTTGCGGTTCTTCTTGCGGCAGATTCAACCGCGGTAATTCCGGACCCTCCTCTGTTGCGATTCTTCTTGCGGCAGATTCAACTGCGGTAATTAATTCCGGACCCTCCAGTGGCCCCGATACATCAACCGGTTGCTCACCCGTACTTGGTGGTCTCAACTGCGGTAATTCCGGCAACCTCGGCTCATCGGGGTCAACCGGAGCAGCCTCTTCGCCACCCGCTTCAACGGGCGGCTGACCGCCACCCATAGCAGCGTATCGCTCCTGTAAAG